ACAAAGGTATATGGACTGCTAAGAAAAGATATATCTTAAATGTGTTTAATGAAGAAGGTCTTAATCTAAAAGAACCTAAACTAAAGATCATGGGTATTGAAGCAGTTAAGTCATCAACTCCTGCACCTTGTCGTGTTAAAATTAAAGAGGCATTAAAAGTTATTATGAATAAAGATGAGGCATCATTGATAGACTTCATAGAAAATTTTAGAAATCATTTTAAAAAATTATCACCTGAAGATATTGCATATCCTAGAAGTTGTAATAATCTAAAAAAATATAGTTCATCAAAAGACATATATCAAAAGTCAACTCCTATTCATGTAAAAGGTGCTTTGATCTATAATAATATGTTAAAGAAAAACAAACTAAGAAAGTATGAAGTTATACAAGATGGCGATAAGGTAAAATTTATAACACTAAAAGAACCTAATCCTATTAGAGAACATGTAATATCTTTTACAAGTAAGTTGCCAAAAGAATTTAACTTACATCAATATATTGATTATGATGAAATGTTTACCAAATCATTTTTAGAACCACTAAGATTTATTGTAAATGCAATCGGTTGGAATTTTGAAAGAAAGGCAACCTTAGACGAGTTTTTTTAAATGGATGAAGAAGATAAAGAGTTTCAAGAATTTATGGATATGTTTGACAAAATACCAAATCCAGAAACCTATCCTAAGTGTTTTGAATTATGTATAAAATTATACAAGTATTATAAATGGAGAAATAATGAAAGACTACAATCGCAATAATACACTATATAGCCGTCTATTAGCCGCCGCTAGGCATGATAAACTACCTATACTAGATAACAAGACATTTGAATCTATGAACGCAGAATACGGCAAGGAAGAAATGAGAAAAAATCTTGCTGATTATATTGCAACAGAAAGACCTGTTTTTCCATTAAAAGAAATATCCGAAGATACAATGAGAGAGTGTTTTTATAACTTACAAAAATTTGACACTAGTGCTATTTGTATACCAAAAGAACAAGTTGACAAAGAGGTCTTTGAAAAGTATGATGATTATGAATATTCATATAGCAAATATGGACTAGGTTTGATAAATGGGCCAAGCACATATAATGATGTAAGTAATTACTTTATGCAAGACCTAAGATTAGAATGTAGCAGTTATGGCTTTCGAGCGCCAAAAGAAGTATGGGAAAATGGTGATGCATATGACATCTGGAAATGTTTAGGACCTATATGGCGTGGTATCAATGGAGTTAAACTTACTAAAATAAAAGATTTAGATGGTAACGAGTCTGAGAAACTAATCGGTGGTGAATTAAATGACAAGAGTTATATATCAGCATTTAGATTAGGCACATATATTGCAACACAATTTAAACCTGTTGTTGCAAAAGCAATCTATCAAATGACAAATGCTAAAAGAGTATTAGATACAAGTTGTGGTTGGGGTGATAGACTTGCAGGATTCTTTGCCAGTGATGCTGAAGAATACTATGGTTGTGATCCTAATCCTAATACATATGCTAGATATAATGAACAGATATCAAAATATAATAAACTATTATCTAAACCTAAAAAGGTAACAATATGGCGATGTGGTGCTGAAGATTTACCATACAATAAATTACCACCAATAGATGTTGCATTTACATCACCACCATATTTTTCTACCGAACAATATAATAAAGGTGGTGAGTTTGAGACAGATCAATCGTGGTCAAAATTTAATGAGTATGAAAGATGGCGTGATGATTTTTATTTACCAGTTGCAGAAAAATCAATGGCAGTTTCTAAATTTATGTTTGTAAATATTATGGATCCTAAAATTAAAGGTACTAGATATAGATCAAGTGATGAATTGGTAAATAAATTAAAAGATAAATTTATCGGTCAAATTGGCATGAGAATTATGCAAAGACCAAAATCAGATACGCTATTTAAAGATGAAAAAGAAAAAGCAGATTTTATGAACAAGATGTTTATAGAAAACGTATGGTGTTTTGGACCTAAAGAAGATTTATTTAAACAATCAAGAAAAGCAAACTTAGATGATTTCTTTTCTGATTTAGGTTCAACGCTTGACATACCTGATAAATATAGTATAATAGATAATGAGAAACGTAAAAGGATAACTAATGAGTGATTTTTTAAAAGATGTAATAAAAGAAACTGGTAATGAATATGCTAGTTTAGTATCAGATGGTGCTTCAGGTGATGTAGATTCATTTATAGATACAGGTTCTTATATATTCAATGCATTACTAGGCGGCTCAATTCATAGAGGTCTGCCATCAAATAAGATAACAGCAATCGCAGGTGAAAGTGCTACAGGTAAAACTTTCTTTGTGTTAGGTATGTGTAAACATTTCCTAGATAAAAATCCTGATGGTGGTGTTATATTCTTTGAATCAGAATCAGCAGTAACTAAAGATATAATTGAAGAACGAGGAATAGATAGTAGTCGTATGGTTATAATGCCAGTAACTACTGTACAAGAATTTAGACATCAAGCACTTACTGTGCTTGACAAATACATAGATCAAGATGTATCTGAAAGAAAACCATTGTTGTTAGTATTAGATAGTTTAGGTATGCTATCAACAACTAAAGAAATGGAAGATACACAAGCAGGTAAAGAAACAAAAGATATGACAAGGGCACAAATAGTTAAGGCTGCCTTTAGAGTATTGACACTAAAACTAGGTAAGGCAAAAGTGCCTTTGATAATTACTAATCATACTTATGATGTTATTGGTTCAATGTTCCCACAAAAAGAAATGGGTGGTGGATCAGGATTAAAATATGCAGCGTCATCAATTGTATATCTATCTAAAAGAAAAGAAAAAGATGGTACAGAAATCATAGGTAATATAATACATTGTAAAAATTATAAATCAAGACTAACCAAAGAAAACAAAGTCGTAGATGTTAGATTAACTTACGACAAAGGTTTAGATAGATACTACGGTCTGCTAGACTTGGCTTTAAAACATAACATATTTAAACAAGTTTCTACTAGAATTGAATTACCAGATGGCTCTAAAACTTTTGGTAAGACAATTAATAATGACCCGACAAAATACTTTACAAAAGAAATACTACAACAACTAGATGATGTTTGTGGTAAAGAGTTTAAATATGGAGAAACAGAAAACAATCCCGAAGCTTCACAAGACGACTAACCCTAAACATAGGGAAGATTATGTGTTTGTAGAAAAACCTGGAGAGGATTTTACAGCGCTTAAACTTATTAGTGGTCCATTTGCATCCATAGTTTATAAGTACGGCAAGGTAGGATTCAGACCTGAATCTGAAAAGACACCTGAAGGTGCGTTGCCTATGGTATTTGATTATACTATTATAGAAAATAATATAGACGCTGATACAGATAGTCAAGAATTTGTTAATCATATTGGTGATGTATTAGTTGTATTATTAGATGAAGAATTAAAAAAGAAAAAGGATGATGATGGAAAGAATTGAGAGAACAGTATTAAGTAATTTAATTCATAATGAAGAATATACTAGAAGGGTTTTGCCTTTTATCAAAGAAGATTATTTTTCAGATAGACTAGAAAAAATATTGTTTACAGAAATATATAAATTTGTAAACAAGTATAATGCCTTGCCTTCTAAAGAAGCATTGTCTATTGAAATGAATGGCAGCACAAGTATAAATGAAGATGAATATAAAAAGGTTACTGATATTATTTCTACATTAAATAAAGAACCAGTTAATATAGATTGGTTAAGAGATACAACAGAAAAGTTTTGTAAAGATCGTGCTATACATAATGCGATATTAGGTGGCATACAGATCATAGATGGTAAAGACAAAGAACGAACACCAGAATATTTACCAGAAATGTTATCAAATGCTTTATCTGTTTCTTTCGATCAAAAAGTAGGGCATGATTATCTAGTAGAAACAAAAGATAGATTTGATTTTTATAAAAAGAAAGAAGAAAGATTACAATTAGATTTAGAATTTTTTAATAAGATTACAAGAGGTGGTATACCAAGTAAGACTTTGAATATTTGTCTTGCAGGTACAGGTGTTGGTAAGACTATGTTTATGACTCACCTTGCTTCATCTGTATTATTACAAGGTAAAAATGTTTTATATATTACTATGGAGATGGCTGAAGAAAGAATTGCTGAAAGAATAGATGCTAATTTATTAAATGTAGGTATGAGTGATTTAGAAGAATTACCATATGCAATGTATGAAACAAAGATAAACAAATTACAAAGTAAGACTTCAGGTAAATTAATTATCAAAGAATATCCTACTGCGTCTGCTCATACAGGTCACTTTAGATCATTACTAAAAGAACTTGCATTAAAGAAATCTTTTAAACCTGATATTGTTTTTATCGATTATTTAAATATATGTTCTAGTGCTAGATTTAAAGCAGGTGCAAATGTAAACAGTTATACTTACATCAAGGCTATCGCTGAAGAACTTAGAGGTATGGCAGTTGAAAATGATATACCTATCTTTTCTGCAACTCAAACTACAAGAGGTGGTTTTGTTAGTAGTGATGTAGGTCTTGAAGATACATCTGAGAGTTTTGGTTTACCTGCAACTGCTGACTTTATGTTTGCCTTGATATCTAGTGAAGAGCTAGATGATAAAAATCAGATCATGGTTAAACAATTAAAGAATAGATATAATGATCCAACAGTAAATAGAAAGTTTATACTTGGTGTTGATAGATCAAAGATGAGATTTTATGATGTTGAACAAACAGCACAAACAGATTTAGTTGATAGTGGACAAACAACTGAAAAAAAATTTGAGAAGAAACTAGGTCAATTCTCAGATTTTAAAATATAACGACCTAAAAAGGAATAAAATGGCTACAGGAAAAATAAAATGGTTTGACGCTAAAAAAGGTTTTGGATTTATTTCACCAGATGATGGTAGTAAAGACGCTTTTTTACATGTGTCAGCATTACAAGCTGCTAATATTCAATCAGTTAATGATGGACAAGCAGTTGAATATGAACTAACAGAGCAGCGTGGTAAAATGGCTGCAAGTAATATACAAATAAAATAAGGAGAATAAAATGGCAATTACTATTGACGGTAAAAACTATGATGAAACTAAACTTTCTGAAGAAGTAAAATCTTCTATCGTACAAGTTTCAAACTTACAATCAAGACAAAAAAATTTGACAGTTGAGTTTGACAATACAAAAGTTTTGATTAATCATCATAGAGACATAATTACTAAAGGTTTAACAGATGAAGCATTAGTAAAAGATGAAAAAAAAGAAGAAACGAAACAGTAGAGTTAGAACCTTTCCTGGTGATAGAAAACCAGCAAAGTCTTTAACACAAGATAAATTGTTTTATGAAACAAAACTGAGTAAGTGGAAAGGTAAAATGCGATGGTTGGTTATTGAAAGACCAACTGGTAGTATTCTTTCTGCCTCTCATTTTGAAGATGAAGCAAAAAAAGTATCTGACTTTCAAAATAAACATAAACAATGGGTCCATAATGGAGGCGTTGTTAAGTCTTTAACAATAGGTAAAATATGAGCGATATGATAATGAAACAACCTGATGGTGGATATCACGTTGCAGATGCTAGTAATTTAACTAAAAAAGATTGGCATAAAACTATCAGAGCTTCAGACGGTACAATACCTGAAGAAGATATAAAAAAATACTATGATATTGCCATGAAGTTAGATTGGCAAGACGGATGGTATTCCTCTGACGAAATGAAAAAAGAGGCAAAGACACCTGGTTATAAACATATTCATCTTGGTGGTAGTGACACATCTAGGGAAGAATATGAAATAGAACAAGATTGGGTAAAAGAAATATGGGAACAAGTTAACCCTGGCATGAAACTATTAAGACATTATCTTAATGGTCATCATAAAGGTCAATCTGGTGGCATACACATAGATGGTTGGACTGCCGATCAGTACACAGCAATCTTATATCTAACACCTGGTTGGGAACCTGAAGATGGTGGTACATTAGAGTTATGGACACCTAATCTAAATGATGAACAAAAGGCAATGGCTATAAGCACACCTTATGGTCTTAATGGTGATCCCTCAAAAAACATAATTAAATCATACTGGCCAAGAGCAGGTCGTGTTGTGTTGTTTGACGCTAGAATACCTCATGTTGCAAGATCAGTTGAGACAGATAAGTTTAGAGTATCTTTAGTATTTAAAGGCACTACACAAGGTTATCAATCTGAGGAACCTATAAAACCAGCAAAAGTGGGGGCGTAGTTCAGTTGGTTAGAACGCCTGCCTGTCACGCAGGAGGTCGAGGGTTCGAGTCCCTTCGCTCCCGCCACTAATAAATAGTAGTATGGCAACAGACGCAAAAGAAACACAAAAACAAGAAAATGGTTCAAAGTTAGCATTTGAATTTGCAGTAGAACAAAATAAGTTTCCAGAAGTATCAGACTTCGAGAAAGTTTATCCTAATATGCCAGCATATTGGATGGATATCTATAAGGCACAATCAAAAGCAATAAAGAAATATTTAGCTAATAGAAAAGGATATAATTACAGTAGGGATACTGGCATTATGCCTTTCATGGAACAATTAGCGTC